GAATACCGGCACCAAAACACCGATACCGGTGACAAACAGTTCCATCATGAACACGATCGGCGGCGGCACTATTGATGCCATTAAGCACTATTTCAGTGGTGGCGCATGAATATTCAGGAAATACCGCTGTCGGCGGACAATCAGCAGTTCACACTCAGCATCAACAGCGCCACGTACAACATGCGCATCCTGTGGCGCGGCAACTGCTGGGTGCTGGATTTGCACAACAGTAGCGGCTCACCGCTGGTACAGGGCGTCCCGTTGATTTCGGGGACTAACCTGCTGGATCAATACCGGCATCTGCAGCTCGGGTTTGCGCTGGCCGTGGCCTGCGATAACCCGCAGCAGGAATACCCTACACAGTACGATCTGGGCAGGACCAGCCACCTCTATCTTGTAACGGAGCATTGACCTATGTCAGTAAACTGGATGCGCCACTTTGAGCTGCAGCTGCTGGACAAAGACGGCAAGGGCATCAACCTCGGTGACTTGCGCGTCACCTTCAATATCGAGTGGTTCAACCTCAGCAGTGAAAGCAGCGTGGGCACCTTCAAGATTTATAACGTTTCTGCCGAGACCGCGAATAAAATCGCTGGCGAGGAATTCAGCAAAATCCGGGTGATCGCCGGCTATGATGGGCTAGAGCAAGTTGTTTCTGTCGATCAGGTCAACAAGCCGCGAGAGATAGACCCGTCGCAGGTCGGCCAACGCGACGGCGAGAACGTCGGTCTTATCTTCAGTGGTGATATTCGCTATACGATGACCGGCAAGGATAACCCGGTCGACAGCTACGTGCTGATACAGGCGTCGCAGTCGGGCTTTGCGTTCGCGTCCACCATGACGGGCACGACGCTTGCCGCCGGCTGGGATTATGCTGAAATGGATCGCACGTTGATGAAAGACTTTAACGCCAATGGTGTAACCACCGGCCAAACGCCAGAGATGCCGAAAACAAAATTCCCGCGCGGTCGGGTACTGTTTGGTATGACCCGTCACCTGATGGATAACGTGGCGACACAGTGCAGCGCGACCTGGATGCTGGTCGACGGCAAGCGGGAGATGGTGGCCGACGATGAGGCGGTGCACAAGGCGATTGTGCTCAACAGCAGCACCGGGCTTATCGGCATGCCACAGCAGACAATGGGCAACGGCGTGAACGTCAAATGCCTGATTAACCCCAACATCCGGGTTAACGGGCTGATACAGCTCGACCAGGCGTCCGTGTTCCGTACACCGCTGGGAACTGGCGATATCGCCATGGCCGGCGGCCGCATTACCGACCAGAATACCGACGGCAATATCTCACTAACCGGCACCAAGGCACAGCCCGCCAGTCTGGCGACCGATGGCGTGTATATTGTGCGCGGCATTCTGTACACTGGCGACACCCGGGGGCAGGCGTGGTACATGGATATGATGTGTGATGCCCGTGGGGCGGCGGATCTTCAGTCCAGCAAAGCTATCCAGACTTGGAGTTAACATGAAATATTGGCCGTTATTGCTTCTTTCTCTTGCCTCATTTTCAGCCTCGGCAGCAAATGGAGGTGTAACACTCCAGTGCTCGAACTTTAAACTGGAGCTGATACCAAGCTCCATGTTTAAGATTAACGGCCAGTTTGTAACCTCACAGAAAGTTAAAGTGTTGGGCCAAGATGGCGTCAAAGTGGAAATGGGCCTCATGCCCGCCCGTGACGGCAATAACTACGGATTCGAATATATCCATCGCCCTGGCAGTGAAACGCGGTTTTTGAACGTCCAACTGATCCAGTTCAGCCAGGACCAGCCTAAAATCATCGGTTCGTTCCCATGCCGTAAGGTAAGCGAGTGATGGAGCCAGGTTATTTAGTTCTTGCTGTTATTGCATTCGTCGTCTTTAAAGTCTGGTTAAAAAAGCAGAAACGCAAGCGAGAATATGAGCTTTTAAACAACGTTAACTACTCTGCCCGGAGGCCTGGAATAAGGAAAAAGCCTAAAAATGGACGGCGCCGAACACCGGAAGAAATGTTGAGAGATCATGATGCAGAAATGAAAAGGGCAGGGAATAGCTCAAGAAAAATAGCCAAAGACACAAGGCTAAAAGCGGAGAGAGTAGGCTCGCCTGGTTATATTTGGCATGCGTCTGGTGATGGTTTATGTGAATACTGCGCTAAAAATGACGGTAAAGAATTCAAATGGAATAAACCACCAAAAACAGGACACCCCGGAGAGGGGCATCTTTGTAAAAACAAACATTGCAAATGCTGGGCAGAGGTTATAATTCCACCGCCTGGACGTTAACTTAACTCACAATGCTTAGCGTTTTTTCCTCCTGGAACCAATAATTAGCGATGTGAGGCTGTGTGGTTGATAGGCTGAACAGCCAGGCGAAGCCCCATCACGCGTAAAATGGCGGACAGGTTACTGACCGCCGGGTTGCCTTCAGGGGACAGCGTACGGTAAAGCTGGGTCGGGTTCAGGTCAGCTTCTTGTGCCACACCGCGAACACCACCGAATGCTTTACTCATTTGGCGTAAAGCGATCATCAGCTCTGCCTGGGATTGGGGATCGTCACTATCTTCCAGAATGCTGTTCAGTAGTGCGGCAGCATAAGCTGGATCATCGCGAAATACGGCCGCCATGGCCTCGTCGTGGGTTCTGTCTCTCATTGTTTCGTCTCCTGCGGGTTGTTTACCTGCCAATCACGCCAGTATTCGCAGGCGCGAGAAATGTCTGCGGATTGCTTGCGTTTGTCGCCACCACACAGCAATAGCACGATCGTGTTCGCTATTTTGGTGTAGTACACGCGATACCCAGGTCCAGTATCGATACGCAATTCCCAAATACCATCACGCAACGGCTTGTGATCGCCAAAATTACCCAGTTCCAGTCTCATGAGACGGCGGTCAATGGCAATTCTCGCCTGGACGTCTCGAATCTGGTTTCGCCAGTCTTCGAAAAAATCACGCCCCGTACTGTCAATGTAGTGTTTTATCTCAATCATGATTCATATTGTCGTTTATAAACGAATTAAGTCAAGTGATACCCATTTAACTCATTACTTAACCAGCCTCGCGCTGGTTTTTTCATGGAGCGCCCCATGCCTGTATCAAGCCAGAGCCGCAGTGGCTCGCTCGCTGAAACCCTCAAAACCGAACGGCAGACCAACAGCGACCTGATCCGCGTAGCACTGCCCGGCATTATCCAGTCATTCGATCCTGATACGGTCACCGCCATCGTGCAGCCGGCTGTGAAGTTTGTGCAGCAGAACACAGACGGCAGTACCAGCACGCATAATTACCCGCTGTTGACGCACGTGCCAGTCATATTCCCGCGAGGCGGAGGCTGCACGCTGACCTTCCCGGTCAAGGAGGGCGACGAGTGCCTGGTGATTTTTGGTGACCGGTGCATTGATTTTTGGTGGCAGAACGGCGGTATCCAGGAGCCGGTAGACCAGCGACAACATGATTTGTCTGACGGGTTCGCCATTGTCGGCCCGCAGTCGCAGGCAAAGAAAATCAGCGGCATCAGCACCACCGCCGCCCAGCTGCGCACGGACGACGGCGGCGCAGTGATTGAGCTGGATCCAGCAAGCCACGCCGTGAACCTGACGACCATCGGCAAGCTGACGGCCACCGCAGAGGAAACCACGATTAACGGCCCGGCCATCTTTAATGGTCCGGTGACATTTAACAGCACTGTCACTCAGCCACCAGGTAAAGGCGCGGCGTCATTCGGCGAGGACGTGACGGCGGGCGGTATCAGCCTGAAAGAGCACATCCACGGTGGCGTTCAGACCGGCGGAGGCAATACGGAGAAACCGCAATGAGATACCGGCGCGAAGACAAAAACGGCGATTACACCTTCGGCCAGGGCGACAACACCTTCCTGGTTAACTCCCCGGAGACGGTGCGACAGGCCATCAAGACCCGTCTTGAGCTTTGGCAAGGTGAGTGGTTCCTCGACACGAATGAGGGCACAACGTACATGCAGTCGGTGCTGGGTAAGCAGCAGTCTGATGTGGCCTCACTGGCTATCCGCGACCGTATCAGCACCACGCCAGGCGTGCGCAGCATTCTGTCATTCGACAGCGCGTTCAATGGCGACACCCGCCGCCTGACCCTCACCGCGACGGTTGATACCGTCTACGGCCCCCTCACCTTCACCTACCCCGAGGCTTAAATGTCCCTGAATCTCGACACGCTGGGGTTATCGGCAACGGTCACACCCCAGGGGATAAGTGCGCCCGACTACCAGACCATTCTGGATAAGCTGACCGGCTATTTCCGGGAGATTTATGGGCAGGACGCCTACCTGGCACCGGACAGCAAAGACGGTCAGTTGCTGGCACTGTGGGCGCAGTCCATCAATGACGCCAACAACACCGCCATCGCTGTGTACCGCAGTTTCTCGCCGGCCACGGCGCAGAATGACGCGCTGTCCAGTAACGTGAAAATTAACGGTATTGCCCGCGAGAAAGCATCGCGATCGACGGTTGATGTGTTGTTGGTCGGTCAGGTGGGCAACGAAATCACCAACGGTTCCGTGCGTGACGACAATAACGTCGTCTGGGACCTGCCGGCGAACGTCGTGTTCGACGTGCACGGTCAGGCTCTGGTGACAGCGGTCTGTACGGTCGATGGCGCCATTCCGGCCCCTCCGGGCACCATCACTACCATGAACACGCCGACGCGTGGTTGGCAGTCTGTGACAAATCCAGACAGTGCGGCACCGGGCCAGCCTGTGGAGACGGACAACCAGTTGCGCCAACGTCAGCAGCAATCAGTGGCCCTGCCATCTCGCACGGTTCTAAGCGGCATCATGGGCGCGGTGGCGACGCTGGACGGCGTGGCACGTTACCGGGGGTATGAGAACGACACTGACCAGACCGACGCGAACGGATTGCCGCCGCACAGTATTTCGTTGGTGGTTGACGGTGGGGATGCGATGGCCATCGCCAAGACCATCTCACTCAAAAAGACACCAGGTGCCGGTACCTATGGCACGACGACAGAGATTGTCGCGGATGACTACGGCATTACGCATTCCATTCACTTCTTCAGGCCCACTGAAGAGGAAATTTACATTCACATCCAGTTGAAGGCACTGCAGGGTTACACATCGGCTATAGGGGCGCGTATCAAGCAGCGCGTGGTGGATTACATTAACGCCCTGGGCATTGGTGAGACGGTGTATCTGACGCGGCTTTACTTGCCGGCAAATCTGTCTTGTGAGGACGGTGGCGACACGTTCGATCTGCTGTCACTCACTATCGGGAAAAGTGCGGGCAGCGTCGGCGGCACCAATATCACTATTCCGTTTAACGCGGCTGCGCACAGTGCGCTGGCCAACGTAGTGATCGAGGTGACCTGATGGCGGACAATCCTTACCTGAAGCGCGTCACCTCCTGGCATAACAACAAGCCGCGCTATCTCGGCACTATCGCATTATTAACCCAGCCATTTATCGATTGCCAGAGTGTGCTGGCGGCGCTGCCGAGCGCTTTCGGCCTGGATGATGCCGTGGGTGTTCAGTTAGACACGCTGGGTCTCTGGGTGGGCGTGGGGCGTGTTGTCGATTCATCTGACGCCGGTGTTATCACTATGGATGATGACGCCTACCGCATGGTGCTGCGTGCCAAAATCCAGGCCAACCACTGGGACGGCACGATGGAAGAACTGCCGGGGATTTATGCTGCGCTATCCCCATCGCTGGGAGCAACGATTTTCGCGGTCGATAACTTCGACATGACCATGGACGTGTTTGTCTCCGGTACGCAGCTGACACCGTTGATGCGGGCCATCATTGCCATGGGATTGCTGGACATCAAGCCTGAAGGGGTGCGGGTACGTAATCACATAATTTCATCCGATACCGGCAAGCTGTTCGGTTTTGATATTGATAACGACTTTATCGCCGGCTTTGATCAGGCGGTATGGGGAGAAGATTTGCATGGGCAAGAATGAATTTTTACCGTTTGGTACGGCCAGTGGCTCCAACGTACTGACACCAACGGCTTACGGCCAACTGGCGGCGCGTAGTGTGGGGTTTGCGGCAGGGGTGGCCAAGTCGAAAGAACTTAACACGGTATGGCGTCAGGCATCAGTAATTGCGGCGACTGTAGCGCAGTTTATTGCCAATCGCAGCGGTGATGATGTGCTCGATGACGGCAATATGGCCAAACTACAGACCAGCCTGGAAAAAGCACTGAAAGCAAAGGTTGATGAATCAGGTTTCGCCAAAACGGTTAATGGCATTGGCGTTGATGAACACAATAACATCCCGTTTCCGATGTTCGGACTGGGGCTGGGCCCGGTAGAAAAAACTGACGCTTACAGCAACATTGCGCAGTTTTATCGGGTGAATAACTCCTCTGCCAACAAGCCCCCGGCAACGACAGGCAATGTATCAGCGGGTGTGGTGTGTTTACCGATGGATGCATCACCGTCAGCGGGTTACTTTGCCGTCGTGGGTGGCAGTATGGCCGCGTATGTCGGTTTTTCAGGTGCAGAAGCTGGAGGTATCACCTGGGCACGGATTTACACCGACAAATACAAGCCCACAGCGGTGGATATGGGGGCGCTCCCCATCATTGGCGGCACGATGACCGGTGAAATAAAGTCAACCAGCGCTAACGCATTGCGACTGACTCAGGGTGGCTATGGGGCCATTTTACGGATGGACGCCAACGGTCTGTATTTCCTGCAGACCAACAAGGATGACCCGAACGGCAATTATAACGACAAACGTTCGTTGACGATTTCTAACGACACCGGCGCTGTCGGTATTGGCACCCAGCTTACCGTTACCAATGCTGATTTTATTAACAAGGTTGGCTACACCACCTATACAGGTGGCGATGGTCATAACCATGCCCAGGTTGGCGGATTGCGTCTTGAGGTCGACAGCAACCAGATGGCCGAGTTTTATTACAATGTGGATATGACAGGCCAAAGCGCTGAGGTTGCACTGCACAATAAATACGGCACAACAGATTCCTACCTGTCATTACGCAATGATGGGCAACTGACCATCGTCGGCAGTAACCCACAGTTATATTTGGGTGGCTCAAGAGTGGGTAGCGATGGCAATGTGTTCGGTGCCGCCTATGGTAACGACTGGCTTACCAACTGGGTAAAAAGCTACACCTTCAATGGAGATAATCACCCAACCCAGCATTCCGTTTCAGGCAATCAGTGGTGGTATAAGGACCTGAGCACCGGAATGATATTCCAGGGCGGCTATTTTGAAGGACAAAACGCCAATGCCATGGACCGCATTCCGCTGAATATCTCCGTCCCCAATCGCCTGCTGCATGTTTCGACCATCATCAGAAACTATGCGCAGGGCTATGAAACCACCTATAACCCACAGGTGCAAGATTTGGCGAATGAGCGGGACGGCTTCAATTGGTTCCACGGCGCACAAGAGCGAGTCATTTACTGGATGGCGGTAGGATATTAATCATGAACAACTATAAATTCAGCGCAATAACGGTCGGCTTCTACCCGGTGAGTATGCTCGACAGCTACGAACAGGCTGGCACGCTGCCGACCGATCTGGTGGACGTCACCGACGACACATATACCGAATTCACCGGTCAGCCACCAGAAGGCAAGACGCGTGGCAGCAATCCACAGGGCTTACCGGCATGGGTGGATATTCCTCAACCCACGCCAGAACAGATGCGCAACCAGGCAGCCTACCGAAAGCAGTCAGAAATGGCGGAAGCCGAGGACGTGATAGCGCCACTGGAACGCGCAGTGAAGCGCGACATGGCAACGGATGAAGAAAAGACCCAGCTTGAAGCCTGGGAGCGCTACAGCGTACTGCTGAGTCGCGTTGATACCGACAAAGCACCCGATATTGTGTGGCCGGATAAGCCGGAGTAACCCCATAGAGAACTGAACGCCAGCCCAGTGCTGGTTTTTTTGTACATTGAATCGATCCCCTCCCGCCAGGAGGGTTAGCGAGGCTGTCTTATGGCGATAAAAAAATCCACGAACATTCTTGGTAATACCGGTGGCGGTGGCAGCAGCGGTGACGTGAAATCCGTCAATCATATCCAGCCTGGGCCAGATGGGGACATTACGGTACCGATGTTCGGACTGGGGCTGGGCCCGGTCGCTAGAACCGACGCTTACAGCAACATCGCGCAGTTTTACCGAATTAATGCCACATCGAAGAACAAGCCACCGGCCGTCATAGGTAATGTGTCTGCTGGTGTTTTATGCCTGCCAATGGATGCCGCGCCGTCTGCCGGTTATTTTGCTGTTGTTGGTGGCAGTGTCGCGGCGTATGTCGGTTATTCCGGTGTTGAAGCTGGCGGCATTACCTGGTCACGGATTTACACCGATAAATTCAAACCTACCCTGGCTGAACTTAAGGCATTGGGAAACACTGGCGACCAGGTGCTGGATGGCAAGCTGCAGCTCAATCACCAGTTAGTTCTGAAGTCGATAGTTCAGACCGATGCCAACGTCCTGGCGTTTAAGTTTGGCGAAGATGATGATGTTATTGATGTGGCCATTAAGGCGACAGCGACCCCGGACAATCACGGCCAGTTGGCCCTTGGGGTTCGCGATGACACCGGTAATGTGATAAATGCTTTAAGCATTGATGGTCACAGCAAAGCCATTATGGTTCAGCCGGGATACAAACTTTACGTAGGCAACAGTTCGGTTGACCTCAGTACGGTCACGCCGTTCGGCCTGCAATTGATGGCCTGTCAGGATGTCGCGGCAGCCAGGACATTGTTGGGAATAACGGGGTAATTATGGCCGCTGAAACAAAGAGCCAGGAATTAAACGAAAGCTGGGTTCAGTTCACTGACGGCACGCAGCAAATGACACTGCAGGTGTTCGGGGATGCCGTCAGGGTGGTATCGTCAGACAACAAGCCTGGCGCGGATGATGAGGGGTTTATTCTCGATGTCGGGATGTGGGAGATAACCCCGCCAACGGTCGCCTGGATCAGAGCGCACAACACATATTCTAGAATCGTTTACACGGTGGAGTAATCCACAACTGCAGCCCCGCATTCGTGCGGGGCTTTTTTGTTTTCAGTGCTCAATAAAATATACCGGCATCGAGCGCACCGCCTGCGTCGCACTGTCAAAGGTATTGACGTGCTGCAGGGCAATATTCAGCCCCTCACGGCGGAGAGCAGAAACGTCTGATGCTACCCGCTGCACACCAAAGAACAGCAGCGCATCGAGCGCAGTTACCTTAAGCCCGGAGGTAAAGGCAAGACGTAGCCGGTTGCGGGGCTCCGTGGTCTGCCTGGCGATACCGATATAGCGGTCGGCGGTCAGGTCGCCACCGTCGAGGCGCCGGATTTTACCGCTGCGCTGATAGTGAAACGTATCAGGAACGCCGGAGAAGTCGGATTTCAGGCTGTACACCGTGCCGCGCTTGCCGTTGTTGATGGTGGTGAGTTTGCTGTGGACGGTGAGCTCCTGGCGGATGCTGTCAATCAACTGCGGGGTGCGGATCAGCAGGAGACGGAACGGCAGCTCAAAACTGGTGACGTAATCCACTGAGCGCAGCGCCAGCAGTAACCGCGCCTCGCTCCCCAGTCGCTGCTGCTGACACTCAGCCAGCACCTTCTGCCACTGACCGGAGATGCCAGGCGTCTCGCTCTTCTCTGTGATGGTGTGCTTTTCGATGATGTAGTCAATGCGTGACAATTCTGCAGTCATAGTCTGTTCCTTTTGCCGGGTACGAAAGCCCGGCCAGAACGCATCCGGGAATTGACGTTGTTTTTATTGGGGTAATTTTCGCCGTTTTTGCGGGGGTAGGCAAGTTGCCGGACGGGCTGGTCCGGCTTGAAATTCATTATTTTGATTTTACCTGATTAAGAAGTTTTTCCGCCCTGCTTTTCCACTCTTCGAAGTCGAATTCATAGTTATTACTCTCAATGGCGGAGATGAAGAAATCGCCATTTTCCAGCAACTCGTCGAACAGAGTGACCATCTCAATATTTATCGGTACTGGCTGCGGGATGGTGTAGAGCGGGATGACATCAAGGTTAGTATCAGCCTTGAATGCCTTCGCCTGAACCAGGTTATCCAGTAATACATCAGCGACCTTATACGCCACCGGCTCACTGCCAATATCAACTTTGCGACGATCCTGTAGCTCACGCATTGCAGCAGCAATATCAGCATAATCAGTTAATACTGAGTCATCGCAAACCTCAGCGCGATCAAGGAGTTCAGCGATACGCTTATCTGTTAGTTTTTTATTGATCATTTGATCACTCCAAATTCTGTTTTGGTTCTTGTGACTTCGCCCAGCAAAAAGCCAAAGACTGTGCCGGCTGCTGCCAGATAATCTGCGGCGCTGACACTCAGCAGCCCGTCGACTGGCTTAAAGTTCTCGGTTACTTCCCAGCGCTTTTTGGCAGTATTTATGCAAACGCTGCTGTTGATGGTCGAGTAGGTCGCCAGGTCACGAGATGCCATTGCCGACTCAATACCCAGCGCAGCGGTCAGGGTTTTGCGATTGATAAATCCATGCTCAATAAACATCGCTTCGATGAACTGAAGACGCATAAGAGCAAAGCGTCGTAGGTTGAGGTCTATCAGTTTGTTATTTGTCAATTCTGTTTGCGCCCCTACCGGGGCGCCTCCGTGTTTATGGCCGTTACGGCGTACCCGGCTGGTTCAGGGTTCTTTTCAGCCAATCCCAAAGATGTTTAAACGTCGTCACCCCGCCACCACCCCTTTAACATACTGCGAACCGAACTCCTGCAGGAAGCAAGTGATGTACGCATCCAGGGCACCGGTATCATGCTCAACATCGATGCCGGTCGGAAGTCCGCGCACCAGGTCAAAGATAAAATCGCGTCCGTACGCCAGCACACCACTGACCTTGCGCAGCCCCAACACCCAGGCCATCACCTCACCAGGGCGTCGGTCGAGCGTCTTGTGCGCCCAGGCCTGCGTGTCGTTGTCGGCATCATCGGGCCCTGCCAGTCGCGCAATACCGGCCAGCACGATGTCCAGTTCCACATCCACCCAGGTGCGCGGCCCCGGCAGCGTTTCCGATGATCGGTTATTGTTATGTGGTGAATTATTGACCACCCCCAGACTATCACCGGCAGGCTCGGACAATACACCGTCCTCTACACCGTTGCCCACAGCGTTATCCACCGAATCCGGGGGTAACGTACTGCGAACCATATCAGACGGCCACTGCGCATTGAACAGAGACAGCGCCGCCGCTCTGACCTCTTCCAGCAATGCCCCGCGCTCCAGTTTTATGTCCGTCAGGCGCTCGCACAGCACGCTGAACTCGGCGAATTTCTCCGGTTCGTCGTCTGGGTGAGCAAGGAACTTGCTAGCATCGCGCACTTCGCTCTCGTCGTAAGCA